CTAACTGGTCACTTTCATCACAAATCTACCGATGGCAACATCACCTATGTTGGAACACCAGGTGAAATTACTTGGGCGGACTTTAATGATCCTAGAGGATTTCATATCTTCGATACTGATACCCGTGACTTAAAGTTTATTCAAAATACTTATAAGATGTTTCACAAGATCAACTATGATGACGGTGAAACCGATTTTGAACATTGGAAGGCAGTTGACTACGACCAATACAAAGACAGTATGGTTAAAGTTGTAGTATTAAACAAACAAAATCCTTTTCTGTTTGATTATGTAATTGATAACTTATACAAATCTGGCATAAGTGATATTGGTATTGTAGAAGATTTTAGTGATACCAATTCAATTGAAGATCAAGACATTGTTGATCAAGCAGAAGATACCATGACAATTTTGTCCAAATATATTGATGGCCTCGAACTAAATGTAGAATCGAATAAACTTAAATCAATTATGAAAGAAGTTTACATTGAGGCATTGAATACTGAAACCACAGAATGATTTTATTTCGTACACTTAGATGGAAAAATCTGTTAAGTACTGGTAACCACTTTACAGAATTAAAATTAAATAATAACACAAACACACTCGTAGTTGGTGCAAACGGATCAGGCAAATCAACCATGCTTGATGCGTTGTGCTTTGCGTTGTTTGGTAAAGCATTTAGAAATATTAACAAACCAAACCTAGTCAATTCTATTAATAATAAAGATTGTGTGGTTGAGGTTGAGTTTGATACTAACAATAAATCATATAAGATTGTTCGTGGTATTAAACCTAATATTTTTGAAATCTACTGTAATGGTGAACTAGTAGATCAAGCCGCAGCTTCTAGAGATTACCAAGAGTATCTCGAAAGGTTCATCATCAAATTAAATTATAAATCTTTTACTCAGATTGTAATTTTAGGTAGTGCATCATTCACACCATTTATGCAACTATCATCAACTGATCGCCGAGCAATCATTGAAGATTTATTAGACATACAAATCTTCTCGACTATGAATGGTATAGTTAAAGATAAATTGGCCAACATCAAAGATTTAACTACAAATAAAAAGCATGAGATTGATTTAGAACAACAGAAATATGATTTGCAGAAAAAACATATTGATGATCTGAAACAAAATAATGATGAAAAGGTAAAAGAATATCAGGATGAAATTGCGAACAATACTGTTACTATTTCTACTTTAACATCGCAGATTGAAGAATATTCTCAGTCGGTTACCGAACTACAATTGTTAGTTGATGCAAAAGATGAAACTGATGCTAAGGTTAAAAAGATTACAAAACTCGAATCTCAAATTGAAAGTAACTTATCAAAATTTCGAAAAGATATTAGTTTCTTCGAACACAATGATGATTGTCCAACCTGTAGGCAAGCAATTGCCATGGAGTTTAAAAAGAAAGAACTTACCGCTCTCTCTACCAAGGTTGATGAGTGCGATCACGGCCTTGCTGAGTTGGAGAAAAAACTATTAGAAGAACAAACCAAGTTACAGGCAATCAACGAAACGCAAAAGAAAATACAAACCTTACAGATTAAAATTGCAACCAACAATACATCGATTGTTGAAACAAACAAATATATTAAACGATTGGAAAAATTGTTGGTAGAGTTGAGTACTAAGAGTTCATCTACCAAAAAAGATGACGATGAATTACGCTCAATAAACGAAGCGTTAAGTGACTTAAAACAGCATTTATTAAGTTTAATAGATGAGAAAACTTATTATGAAGCAGCATTTAATTTATTAAAAGATACAGGTATTAAAACCAAGATTGTAAAACAATATCTTCCTATTATTAATAAATTGGTAAACAAATATTTGGCTTCTCTGGACTTCTTTGTAAACTTTAATTTAGATGAATCATTTAAAGAAACTATCAAATCTCGGCATCGAGATGAGTTTACATACAATAACTTTTCAGAAGGTGAGAAACAAAGAATTGATATGGCATTGATGTTGACTTGGCGAGCTGTTGCTAAGTTGAAAAATTCATCTAATACCAATCTATTAATACTTGATGAGGTGTTTGATTCTAGTTTAGATACAAATGGTACAGAAGAACTTATGAAGATTCTCCACATGTTAGAAGATGTAAATCTGTATGTTATCTCACATAAAGGTGATATACTACAAGATAAATTTAGTAATATTATTCGATTTGAAAAAGTAAAGAATTTCTCCAAGGTGATAAAATGAGTGATGAACTTTTAGTTATAGACACAAGTAAGGCAGTTTCACAGAATGAAGTTATCGAACCTTTGCCATTATATGGTGAGGGATTTGAAATGTTATACAAAAGTATACCTGAATATACCGATGTATTACCAAACTCATTAATGAATAAACTGGTACAAAGACTTAAACTTACCATGAAACTTTATTCAGGTATTGGACTATCTGCCAATCAATGCGGTGTGTATCAAAGGGTGTTTGTAATTGGCCATGGAGATTACCAATTGGTCTGTATCAACCCAAAAGTCACTCATGTATCGGAACAAATAGAAAAAAGTAATGAAGGTTGCCTCTCTTATCCAGGTTTATTTGTTAAAATAGAACGACCACTAGCAATCAATGTAGAATTTACTACCGAAACTGGTGAGAATAAACAAATGAAGTTGGAAGGTTTAACTGCTCGATGTTTTATGCATGAGTTAGAACATTTAAATGGCCAGTCCTTTATTCAACAAGTAAAACCCGTTGCTTTAAGTATTGCAAGAGAACAACAAAAGAAACGAATTAAGAAAGTTACCAGAGCGCAAAAGAATGGCATACGCATTTGATCCTAAAGATGATGTAGAAGTACAATGGCAGAAATGGCAGGAAGCAAATCCTGAAGATTCATTTACCAATGTAGATGAGGGACAACTGCGTGAAACAATCATTAAAGATTTGACCTATGTTTCGCAAATGGATGTTAAAGAATATACACTCTATCAAAAATGGTGTGAGATTCAACAAAAGTATCCCACTAAAAGAAGTAGAACAGTTTTTGGTGATGAAGAAGTGTTTCTTGTTGATCCAACTCAGCAAGAGATTGTTAATGAGATTAAACATAACATATGGGTTCCAGAAAATCCAGATTCCTATCTTGATCTTGAACCCGTTTTAGAATATACAGATGATTCTGGTACAACTACCAAAATTGGTATTGATGGTACTGAGATAAGTGTTGATAGAAAACGAAATAAAGAATTGCCTGAAAAGTGGAATACTATCAGAAACTTTATTTCGACAATGAAAAACAATAGTAATATTGGTCGTAATCTCAACTTCATTGTTAAAGATAACAAGACTGGCAAATACCTTGGTGTGGTTTGCATCTCATCAGACTTTCTTGATTTAACACCCCGTGATGAAAAGATCGGTTGGCCCCGTGAATTGAAAACGCAAGGCGGTATGATCAATCACACAGCAATTGGTTCTACTATTGTTCCATTTCAACCATTAGGTTATAATTATGTTGGTGGTAAACTACTTGCGTTGCTTTGTTTATCGGATGAAGTACAAAATTTATGGAAGAAACAATATGGTGACGTACTAGTTGGCGTAACAACAACATCATTATACGGCAAAACTAAAGCTGGCGGCCTTTCACAGTATGATAATCTAGATCATTGGCAACCAATGGGATTCACCTCAGGTTCTGTATCATTCGAACCTGAACGAGATACTCGATATTTAATTAGAGAGTGGTTGAAAAAGAACTATACAAAGAAATATTTTGAATGGTATATTGCCAAAAAAGCATCAGGTCAACCACATAAGCGTGATCATAAAAACCGATCATTATCACACACTTATTCTAAAATGAATGTACCTAAAGAACTGATTAGAACCGAACATGCTAGAGGAATTTACTTCAGTCCGTTATATGATAACTCTTATGAATTTCTGCGTGGTGAGATTAAAGAGGATCAGTTGGTAAAATCTTTTGATACTTCTTATGCAGCCTTGGTGAAGATTTGGAAAGAGAAACACGCCAAAGGTCGAATTGGATTCTTAAAGAAGAAAGATAAAGTTTCACATGAAACCCTTTTCTATGACGATTTGATTTACTTGTCGTGGGAAGAAACTAAGGCAAAGTACCTATCGCAAGTAGGTCGGTAATAATGAAATAAAGTATTGACAAAGTAGTATAAGTAGAGTATAGTATTAAATATGCGGTGTGTAATAGTACGGATCAAGATACCCTCTTAATCTAGGTGAGCAAAGCACTCCACCGCTCCAATCTCGGCTGTAAAATTCTATATTAAAATATCATATAGCCGATCCTATATATATCCAACAACGCCTCCAGACTGTTGTTTCCAAGCAACACTTATCTTGACAATTGATCATTTTTGTAGTATAATGGTTGGATAAAGTAGAAAAGGTATATACTCATGTCAAATTTTAGTGTCGAATCTAAATCCCAATTAGTCAAACTATTAGCTGTTGAAAACCTCACGGTTGAACATCAAAAAATACAGACAGCCAAGTTTGACCCAAAAAATCGTGTATTATATCTCCCAATCTGGCAAAATATGTCAGGCGCTCTCTATGATCTTTTAGGCGGTCATGAGGTTGGCCATGCACTTTATACTCCTGCGGATGGTTGGCACGATGCTGCTCAATCAAAAGGTAAAGCATACAAATCATTTTTAAATGTTGTTGAAGATGCTCGCATTGAGAAAAAAGTTAAACGCCGTTATCCTGGTCTCCGTAAATGTTTTGTTGATGGTTACAAAAATCTAATTGACCGTGATTTCTTTGGTATTAAAGATGAAGATATTAATGAAATGTCATTCATCAATCGTCTAAATCTTTTCACTAAAAGTGGCGGTACTCTTGGTGATAACATTCTCGGTATTACATTCTCAGCTCAAGAACAAATTCTACTAAAAGAAGTAGAATCTGTTGAAACTTGGGAAGATGTTTTAAGAGTTACTGAAAAAGTTTGGAATTATTCTAAAGATGAACAGTTTGAAATGGCTGAAGAATTTTTTGATAGTCTAGATGAAGATGATTATGATTATGATGGCGAAGATGATTCGCAAGGTTCATCTGATGGTGATTCTGGTGATGAAGAATCCGAAGAAGAAGATGAAGAAGGTGATGATTCTAAAGGCGGTTCTAAATCACAAGAAAATGAAGATGGTAAATTAGATCAAGATCAAGAAAAATCACCTAAATCTAATGGTGATAATTCTGAAGATTCGAAAGAAGAAAAAACCGAAGAAGAATCTTTAACATCTTCATTAAATCGTTACAAACCATCTAAACCTGTATATGAAAATTTTGAACCATCATGTGAAACTGATGATTCTTTCCGTCAAAACGAAATGCAATTGCTTGATGACAAGTGTAAAGAATATGTCTATGTACAAGTTCCTTCTGTAAAGAATATGAAAAGCATTGTAACACCTGCAAAACGGGTACAAGAACAATTACATGCCTTTTATGGTAAGAGAGGTAGTTACTCTGAAGATGAGGGTGGCCATCGTGCTACCAAGTTACTTAATGATTTCAAAAAGAAGAATGATCGGTACATTGGTCTTTTAGCTAAAGAGTTTGAAATGCGTAAGGCAGCTACACGATATGCTAAGGCTAAGATTTCAAATACTGGTGATATTGATGTAAATAAAGTTTACAAATATCAAATAGATGATTCTATTTTCCGTAAAGTCATGAAAATACCAAAAGGTAAATCTCATGGTTTGGTATTGTTACTTGACAAATCAAGTTCTATGCATAGAAATATGTATTCTTCTATTGAACAGATTTTGATTCTGGCCAGTTTTTGTCGCAAAGTGAATATTCCATTTTTGGTTTATGGTTTTGGTAATCATACACTAGCTCGCAAAACAGATTTTCCTAACGAAGATGTTACCGAAGAAAGTGGTTTTACTCACAATGAAAATGAATTCTATTTGAACGATTGCTATTTGCGTGAATATTTGAATTCATCCATGTCTAATGCTGAGTGGAATGCTTCTATCAAAAACATGTTATTATTAATGCAAGGTTTTGCATCAGGTAGTTATTGTTCACCAAATTCAGAGTTATTATCAAATACTCCTTTGATTGAATCTATAATT